AAAATGTTTAAAGATATGGCTAAAAAAATTATTGCATCTTTAGTAGCAATGGTTGTTCAAATGTTAATAGTACAAGCAATTATGTCGTCACTTGGACTGACAACACTAAATATGGCAGGAGGAGGAGGAACAGATGGTGGTGGTGGTTTTAGTGGTTTGTTTAAAGGATTAGGCAAAAGTTTATTTGGTGGTAAAAAAGCTATGGGAGGACCTGTTGCAAGTGGCAGAGCATATCTTGTTGGAGAACAAGGACCTGAAATATTTGCTCCTGCATCTAGTGGCTCAATTATTCCTAATGATGAAATCGGAGGCATGGGTGGGGGACTTGTAATACAAAACCTTAGTATTATGCCAAATGCTAGTATAGATCAAGCTTTAATGGACAAACCTGCATCTTATTGGTTAGAAATGGCACAAGCAAAAATATTACCAGCTTTAAATGAACTTGGACAAGGTGGAGAAACAACAAGTCTTGGATTTAGGGGAGCTAGATAATGGGCGACATTTTGTTAGGTATACCTAATTCTGGTTACATAGTCTTATCTAATAATGCTGGTTATGCTTACAGTTTTAACCATACAGTAGACAAAAAAGAGATTAGAACAAAAGGTGGTACACTTTTTACCTATGTTACTGCCGATGGCAACTTTAGTAAGTTTACACTACCCTTAACTTATGTTGCATCCTCTGATGTTAGTATTATTAACTCGTGGTTTAACACAGCATCAAATTTAAGATATATTGAAGACAATGCTTTTCCTAACAGTTATTATACTGTAAGGATAACAGGAAGGGACGAGCCTTTTACAGGATTTAACCAGCCTTATTTTAGACAATTTTACAAAGGCTCTGTTGTAATAGAAACTGTTTAAGGTAGAATAACAAAATGGGACATATCTATGATTCATTTAGAAACTATGTAGCAGTAGGAAGTGCAAATTTAGCTTCTGTTACTATAGGAGCATTGCTCGTTAACACAACTGCTAATGTAGCTAGTGGCTATGTATTCTCAGCAGCACATACAACGAGAGCAAATGTACCAGCAGTAGCACAAGTAGCTGTTTACTCACTTTCAAATGTAGCAGTTAGCTCAGGAAGAGTTAATGCTGATGATTTAGCTATACCATCAGTAAGTGGAGCACCAATTAATGCAGTTATTTATTTTGTTGCAACAGCAAACTCATCAACAAGTCCTTTAATAGCAATCCAATCAAGTGGTAGTGGGTTTCCATTAAGTCCTGATGGTGGAACAATAAATGTTACGTTCCCTAATGCTGATCCATTCATCTTAAAGGTGTAACTTGGCAATACAAAACGGAAGAGTCAGCACGAATGACATTCTTGATAGTGCTGTCACAACAGCAAAAATAAAAGATGATGCCGTAGAATCTGAAAAAATTGGCGATAATGAGATTATCACAGCTACAATTCTTGATGCTAACGTAACAAATGCCAAACTAGGTACAGATATATCTGCAGCTAAACTTACAGCAGGAACAATACCAGATGCTAGATTTCCAGCAACGCTACCAGCAGCAAACGGAAGTGCACTTACAAACTTAACAGCAGGTAACTTATCTTCTGGAACAGTACCTACAGCTAGGCTAGGAAGTGGTACAGCAGATTCAAACACATTTCTAAGAGGAGATAGCACATTCGCAGCTCCAGCATCTACATCAACAATAGTTCCTTTCAATCCAATAATTAATGGCGACTTTCTTGTATGGCAAAGAGGAACAACAATAAATGCAGCCAGTACAGCAACTATTAATAGTGATGATAAATATATTTGTGATAGATGGGTTTTATTAAGTGATGGAGATGACATAGTAGATGTTGCAAGAGTTTCAGATTCACCTGATGGTGGAAGTGGTAAAGCTTGTCAATTAGAAGTTGAAACAATAAATAAAAAATTTGGTATAGTTCAAATAATAGAAGGTATAAATTGTCATGATATGATTGGTGAGGCTGTAAGTCTTTCCCTGAAACTTAAGGTTAGTGCAACAACTAATTTAGATGATGTAAGAGCAGCAATTGTTTCTTGGAGTGGAACAGAAGATAGTGTAACAAGTGATATAGTAAGTGCTTGGGAAGCAGAAGGAACTAATCCCACTTTAGCTACTTCGTGGACTTATGAAAATACACCTGCTGATTTGAATGTAACAACTTCTTGGGCAGAATATAAAATAGAAAATGTAGATATAGATACATCTGGTGCAAAAAACATTGCAGTTTTTATTTGGAGCAATGTAACTGGAACTGCACTTAATGAAGATTTGCTTATAACTGATGTACAACTTAACAAAGGAGCTACAGCAGGAAATTACGAAAGAAAGCCAGTAAGTCAAACAATTGAAGATTGCACAAGATACTATGAAACTTCTATGGAATGGGGGATAACTGGACAATATCAAGGACAACAAGTTAAAATAGGTGTAGGTGGAACAACTATGGGAGCAACAACAAATAATATTTCTGGAAACAGATACAATAGTCGTAAAAGAGTAACACCCACAGTCACGCTATACCACCAAGATGGGACTTCGGGAGCTGTCTACACTATACACAATGCCGCAAAAGTAACAGGGGTTGTTGCACAACATCTTACGAATATGGGTTATCTTTTTGCAGCAAAAACAAGTGCGTTTAATCACACTTATGGTTATTATTATTCTTGGATAGCAGAGGCAGAATTGTAATGGATATTATAGAAGAAGTAGCATATCAATATGACAGTATGACTGATGAAAGGCTAGATGAGTTAATAGTAACTTATGCTAATGGCAAAATATCAGCAGTACCAATGGATGAACTTAATAAACAATATAGAGAAGTCCTAAAATGGGTAGAAGAAGGTGGAGTTATAAATGAGTGATTTAATTATATGGAAAAATGACGATGGTGTTTTACAAGTTACTCATCCTGCTTACAATTGTGGTTTATCAGTAGACGAGATTGCAAAAAAAGATTTACCTAGTGGCACAAAATATAAAATTATTGATGCTGAACAACTACCAACATGGGACGAGTTTAGAGATGCTTGGACTTGCCCAGACGACTACCTTGATACAGGAGTAGCAGATTGATTACGCATGATATAGAAAAAGCCAGAGATATCTGGAAAAACAAAATTAGAAGAGCCAGACAACCTAAACTAGAAGAACTAGATGTTAAATACATGAGAGCCCTGGAAGCAAATAATGACGTAAGCGTTATAGTACAAACAAAAGAAAAATTAAGAAACTTTCCGAATAAAGTAGAGATATTACAAGCTACAACAATAGAAGAACTCAGAGAAATATGGGATAATGATTTACTAGGAGAAAAAGACTAATGGCACAGACAGTTGTTAAAACAGGAGCACAAGCTTTAAGTGGTAGCACATTAGTTTATTCTAGTGCTGTTGCAGGTGTATATTCTGCACTTATAGACTTAACACCAATGTCAGCAGACACAAAACTTGCTATAAACATTGGCAACACAACAATAGTTGCTTCTGGTACAAAAGTTGTAACAAGTGATGCTTTTGAGGGAGTTCAAGCAGATCCAATGTTTTTTCAACCACCAATGCACACAAACAAGGCTT